TTGATCGTGGTGCGACGGTGATGCTCGACTCCCGGCACGAAGACAACCCCAGCATCACCCCCGATTACCTGAGCAAGCTCGATGCCCTCACCGGTGTGCGTTACCAGCGCCTGCGCCTGGGCAAGTGGGCGGCTGCTGAGGGCATGGTCTATGAGTCCTTTGACCGCAGTCGGCACATCCTCAGCCCCGATGCGTTGCTCGAGCAGGGCATCACCATCCCCGGGGGTATGCCGCATCCGGGCCGGACGCGCGGCGTCTATGCCGGCGTGGACTGGGGATTCAGCAACCCCGGCGTCATCCTCGTGGGCGCCGTCGATGGCGATGGCCGCCTGACTATCTTGCACGAAACCTACCGCACCGGGCACCTGATTAGCTGGTGGACGGACCTCGCCGTTGAGTTGGCTGCCCGCTACCGCATCGAGACGTTCGCCTGTGACCCTTCCGAGCCGGCGTACCTGGCGCAGTTCCGCGCCGCCGGCCTGGACGCCGTGGCCGGTGACAACGCCATCGCGCCGGGGATCCAGCGCGTACAGCAACGGCTGGTCGTGGCAGACGATGGACGCCCCCGGCTGGTCGTGGCAGCGGATGCGCTGACGGAACGTGACCCGGCGCTGGAGGATGCCAAGCGTCCATGTAGTCTGCTGGAAGAAATCGATGCCTACGTCTGGGACATCCGCCCTGGTGCCGCGCTGAAGGAGTTACCGGTGAAGCGCGACGATCACGCCCTCGATGCCCTCCGCTATCTCTGTGCACTTGATGCCGTTTCCGGCGACGATGCCGACGATGCTGAGCTCGTCGCGGCGCTGCGCGGCTTCCGGGGATTGTAGCCCGTGCCCTCCTTCATGGGTGGCCGGATTATGCTGGCGACCAACGCAGCGCTCGGCACCTGGCGCCGCGTCTTTGACTCACCGGAGACGGTCCAGGGTGGCAAGGCGTTCAACCGCGCCGCCTATTTCCGGCTGCTCTGGTCTTTTTACGCCAACGACATCTTCGAGGATCGGTACATCTGGGGGTTCTACCGCGCCCAGTTTGGTCTTTACCGCAACATCCGCCAGATTTACAACCCGACGCGGCGACTGGTGGACCTCTACGCCAGCACGATCTACCCCGGCGTGTTGAGCGAGGACGGGAAACGCCTGCCGGAAGGGGTGGCACTCGCCGTGCCGCTGGCCGCCGACACTCCGCCGGAGTTGGTGGCCGCCATCGGCCAGTTTTGGAACTGGAGCAACTTCCAGGCACAGAAGTCCGTCCTGGTGCGCTACGGCGCCATCTGCGGCAGCGTCTTGATGGAGTTGGTTGACGACATCAAGGCGCGCAAGGTCACGTCGCATGTCGTCTGGCCGGGCCTGATTCAGGACCTGGTACTGGACGCTACCGGCAACGTCAAGGAATACATCCTTCGTTACCTGGCAACCGATGATCGCGGCTTCCAGTACGAGTATCGCAAGGATGTAGATGCGAAGTCCATCCGCTTCTACCGTGATGGCGACCCCTACGACTACGGCGAAGGCGCGGCCTACCCGAACCCCTACGGCTTTGTGCCGGCAGTGTGGGTGAAGCATACCGACATCGGCAGCGACTTCGGCCTACCGGCGATTCACGGCACGCTCGGCAAGGTGGATGAGCTCAACAGCCTGAGCGCCCATGTCCACGACCAGATTCACAAGATCATCGCTTCGCCGACGGTGTTCTGGTCAGACGGGCGCGTCGGCAACCTCAACGGCAAGCAGGCGCCGGACCCGGCGGGCGCCGGCGTCGTCGGCAAGCGTGGCCCTACCGATGACTTCGTGGACATCGACACCGACCGGGAATCACTACTCTACCTGCGCGGGCCGCAGGGGGGACACGCGGAGAGCCTCGCCGGCAACCTGCCGCTGAAAGACGCCCTTGCCTACATTCAGCAGTTGATCGGCGAGATTGAGCAAGACCATCCCGAACTCACGCTGTACAAGGAACTGCGCGCCATGTCGCAAGTGACCGGGCCCGCAGCAGCGCGGCTGGTCGGGGACGCCGCCGGGCTGATCGCCGAAGCGGCAGCGAACTATGACCAGCAACTCATCAAGCTCTTTCAGATGGGCGTGGCAATTGCCGGCTGGCGGCTGAACAACGGCGATTGGGGGATGACCGACCGCCAGCGGGAGAAGTTCGCGCCGTTCGATCTGGACAGTTACATGCGGGGCGACCTCGACTTTGCCATCTCCCCCCGGCCACTCGTGCCGCAGACGCGCCGCGAACAGTTGGATGCCGAGCGGGCGGAGTTGGCATTGCAGGCGGACCGGCTGGCGCTCATGAGCTTGCAAGCGACCGGCGGCGTGCCCGCCACGCCCACCGGGCCGGGAGCGCCCGGCGCGCCAGCGCCCACCGTCACGGCTGGCCCAACGGCTCTCGCCGCGTCCATCCAGAAGATCGCCGATCGTCAAAACGCGAAGGAACTCGAAGGGCCGCAACCCAGGGGCTAACACCACGCAGACGCCAGCGGTGAATGGCGGGAGAGAGGATACGCATGACCTTCCCATATCCCCACGTCTGGTACTCGCCGAATACCGAAGGCGGCACGGCAACGGCGGAGGCGCCAGCCGCCACCACGGACGAACGGCGCTTTTCACAGGCAGATATTGACGCCATCGTGAAGGATCGCCTGGAGCGACAGAAGCGCAGCGTCGATGCCGCCAGCAAGGCACAGCAGGAAGCCGCCGAGGCGGAGCGCCTGAAGGCCGCGCAGGAGTGGCAGAAAGTCGCTGAGCAGAAAGAAGCAGCCCTGGTTGCTGCCCGCGCTGAACTCGCTGCTGAACGCCTGTCCATGGCGCGGGAGCGTGTGGCCGCCAAGTACCACCTGCCGGAAGCCCTGGCCAAGCGACTCGTCGGTACGACCGAGGACGAACTGGACGCCGACGCCAAGGACATTTCCAGCGTGATTGCGCCGGCGACACCAGCAGCGACCGCTGCAACGACTCCGACTCCTGAGACCGGTCCATCGAAAGCGCGCGGCTATGGCCCCCGCGCCGGTGTGGCGGCGCCCGCGACCGGTGTCGATCCGGCGATGGTCGTGGGCGTGCGCGCGCAACCCGGCAACCCTGCCGGACCCGCCGCCACCACGCTCAACGGCAACCCGGTCGGCGTCGAACGCGAACGCCTGATTGCTTCCAAGAAGTACAGCGGGCTGGCCTAGTCCAGCCCTACGCCGACGCCAGCGGCAATTGGCGGTCGTACCGTGTGACCCCATCGTGAAAAGGATAAACCTTTGGCTACGCTCGTCAAGTCTGGGACGCCATCGCTCGCGTCTGCCCTCCCCGACGCCAGCCAGAAGATTACCGGTCTTCTGGCCGGTGAGGCCATCGCCGTCGGCGATGTCTGCTACATCGCCGCTGCCGGGACGATCTTCCGGAGCAACGGCACTGCCGCCACGGCGCCGGCGAAGTGTGACGGTATGGCCGTCGTCGCCGCCGCCATCGGTGAAGCGGTGACGCTGATCCATGACGTGAACGTGCGCTACGGCGCCACCCTCACGCCCGGCGCCCGCTACTACGTCAGCGCCACGCCCGGCGCCCTCGACGACGCCGCCACGACCGGCGGCACGGCTCCGGTGGCCTTCGCCATCGATGCGACGCGCATCCACGTGATGTTGAGCCGGTACTAGACCGGCGCTCGTCCATTCCCCGTTTCCCTCTACGTCCACGCGAACGGTAATCGCGGCACGGTTGTCGCCTGTCGTTTCGTGAAAAGGACACTCCCATGCCTGCGTATGGCACATTACAAATATCGGACCTCGTGAGCAACCTCAATACCATCGCGCAAATCGGCGAGGATGCGACGTGGCAGGCGGTACAAACCAGCCTGGACGCGCATAACGCCATCATGCGGGAGATGCTCGAAGGTCTGGTGGAGATCACCACCGACCGCCTGCGCCGGTTCGGCGGCGCCGACTCGATGATCCTCGATGAGATCGACGAGTACGGCACGCCCGACGCGCAGAAGGTCGCCCAGGGCCTCAACGTCGGCTTCCCGATGAAGCTCTTTGGCGTCACCGTCCAGTGGACCCGCAAGTACATGCAGACTGCCACCGGGGCGGAGCTCGCCGCGCAGTTCATCGCCACCCAAGACGGCGACCGCCGTGCGGTGATCCGGGAAGTCAAGAAGGCGATCTTCACCAGCACGAACAGCAGCATCCTGGATCGGTTGGTGCAGAATGCGCTCACCTTGCCGCTCAAGGCGTTCCTGAACGCCGACGGCGGCCCGATTCCGCCCAACCCGGTGACCGGTGTTGCTTTCGATGGCACCACGCACAACCATTACCTCGGCACGGCAGGCTTTGCCGCATCCGACCTCACCAGCCTCATCAACACCGTCCTGGAGCACTTCGGCGTCGGCGAGGCGCGCGTCTACATCAACCAGGCGCAGGAAGCCGCCGTCCGCGCCTTCACCCCCGGCTTCGTCGCCTACATCGATCAGCGTGTCATCACGGCGACGACTGTCTCCGTTGGCCGCGCGGCGTTGGACGTCTCGAACCTGTACGACCGCGCCATCGGCGTCTATGGCGGCGCGGAAGTGTGGGTCAAGCCCTGGATTCCCGTCAACTACATCTACGCCTTTGTCAAGGGCGCCCCGACCCCCCTGGTGATGCGCGAGCGTTTCGCCGGCACCGGCGACCTGGTGATCGCGGCAGAGGACGAGGAATACCCCTTGCGCGCGCGGTCCCTGGAGCGGGAGATGGGCGTCGGCGTCTGGAACCGCCAGAACGGCGCCGTCCTCTACCTCTCCAACGCCACCTACGCCATCCCAACCATCGCGGCGTAACGGTACTTGCTCTGGCCGGGGCACCTGACCCCGGCCACCCTCCCCGAAAGGAGTCATTTCCATGGCAGATGAGAAGTTGGCTGGCGGCAACAGTCCCGCCACGGTTGCGGTCGTTGACCCGAACCAATCCGTCACCGCGCGCGCGCTGGCCGACGCCGACGCTATCGCCGCTGAGAAGCGGCTGGACTATGCGCCGGATGGTGGCCGCTTCCTGCGGCCCGACGGCGTGCTGGTGGACGCTGACGGCGTGCCGGTGAAAGACAAGAAGTAGCACATGCCGCTCCTTCGCTCCGACCTCCTGGCGCATCTGGACGTGCAGTTCGCGCCACTCGCCACGGCGACGATGCCGCCACTGGCGACGCAGGAGGCGACCTACGGCGATGCCGTCAACCAGACACTCCGGGCGCTCGGCACGCTCCAAGGCGACCTACCGACCGCGAGCGTGCTAGACGCGCAGGTGTCTGACGCCATCGCCCTGGCCGAATACTACAGCCTCCAACGCTTCGCGCGGGCGCTGGCGCTCCAGGTTGACATCACCCTCGATGCGCCGGTGGAAAGCAAGAAACGCTCGCAGATGTTCACGCAAGTCACGGCGCTCCTGGCGCTGGCGCGAGCAGACGTGAAGGCGCGCGGCTACCTCGATCAATCCTGGGAGCTGGGCCGGTTGTCGCTCGATTTCATTGAGCCGATCGGCGGCTTCAACTGATGGGGCTGTTCACCGCCGACGAACTGGCCGATCTCCAGGCGGAGCAACTGGCGTCCATGCCCGATACCTGCACAATCACTCGCTCGCAGCAGGTGTCGGACAACGCCGGCGGCACGACCAGCGCGCGCACTACGATTGCCACCGTGCCGTGCCGCTACGGGCCGGAGAGCCGCCGCGCCGTCGTGGTGGTGGTGGCTGGCCGCATCGTGGCCGTCGCCCACTGGACGTTCACGTTTCCGAATGGCACGGATGTACGCAACGGCGACCTCCTCACGGTGGGCACGCGGACCTGGGAGATTGCCGGCGTGCTCAGCCCGGACTCGTACCAGTTAGCAACCCGCGTGCGAGCGCAGGAACAAGAATAGGGAGATGCCCGCCATGCCCGACTACCTCATCGTGGAATACCCGGACGGCGCGCAGTACGCCGTGCATGCCGACCGCGCCCACACCCACCCCGGCGCCAAAGTCATCGGCAAGGAGCAACCCACCGGCGTCACGCAACTGCTGCCCGCCGAGGATGCGCCAGTCGCCAAGCCGACGAAGGCAGCGCCAACATCGTGATAGGTATCAGCAGCGCCTTCGTCGGCGGGAACCTCCTGGAGGGACTGGCGGCGACGCTCAGCGACCGCGCGAACCTGGCGGTCGGGGATATCGCCGGCAATGTACGCGACCTGGCCGATGCCACCGCTGCCCACCTCACCGGCAGTATGGCCGCCAGCGTCTATGTCGCCACGCACGATGGCAGCGACTACGGCGACCGCACGGCCGAGGCGATGGCGCTCAACGCGAAGGCAGTGATGCTGGAGGAAGTGACGCCGGACGGCCCGAACGAGGCAATCGTCGGCGTGGCGGCCTCGTATGGCATCTATGTCGAGTACGGCACGCGGTACGCCGCCGCGCAGCCGTTCCTGACGCCTGCCGCTGAGGCGGTGCGCGGCAACATCGCGGAGCACGTGAAGATTCGGCTGGAAGAGCGCTAGCCGATGCCGACCGTCAACGAGACCCCGCGCGCGGAGGCATGGCTGTTCCAAACGCTGGCAGCGGCCATCCCGACCGTCACCGCCTATTCCGCGATCGCCCCGGAAGGCGTGGCGCATCCGTTCATCGTCTACTCTCAGCAATCGCCGACCGACCTGATGGGCGTCGGCCCGGCGCGTATCTGGGCGAGTTTCCTATATCTTGTCAAGGTAAGCGACCAGATCAGCAGCTATATGCCCTTGAAGGCAACCGCCGACGCCATCGATGCGGCCTTGCACGGCGCTAGCGGTACCGTGCCAGACGGCGCCGTACTGGACTGCATCCGCGAGCGCGCCTTCTCCCTCACCGAAGTTGCCAATGGCGTCGAGTGGCGCCACCTGGGCGGGCTGTATCGCTTGAAGGTCCAACCTCGCTAGTGTAAAGGGGTCCGTCGTAGCTCATCCTGTGCGTAGGCGATCTCCCCCCGGAGATGGTCTTCGCGCCCACGGCGGAACTCGCCATCCTGGCGTACCTCGGTGGCTGTCCAGGCACGTTCGATTTCTTCCCGCAACGGCATGGTGCGCGCTACCGGTTCTGGCCCCGGTGTCGAATCTAGGACGCGCAACAGCCATTGTAGCTCAGTTCGTGTCAAGCGTAATCGCTCAGGCGGAGCGATTTCTTCTCGCCAGTCGTGTGACATCTCGATCTCCTTCTGGCAGCCCTGAACGCTGCCCTCGTTATTAGCGAGCATCCTTGCCCGGAGTCGAACCGGGATTGACGCATCTTTTCACCCCCTCGCCACCCGGCGCGGTAACGCGCCGGAAGGGAGCCGCGCCGCCTGCCGTTGACCGACAAGGACGGCACCAGTATAGCCCATCTCCGACGCTGCCACGTGGCAGTCACCCTCCCCTTATCGCGTAAAGGAGTGTCCCCGTGCCTGAACGAACGAGTATTACCCAGGTCGTGCAGTTAGTTCCAGAAGTGACACCGGGTGCGGCGCTGGCCGCTACCCGCCTGCTGCAATCGCTGTCCATCATGCCGGACATCCAGGTTGACGTGAACAACTACCGCCCCATGGGCACCAAGTACGACACCCTCGTCGTGCCGAACAAGGAGTGGACCGCCGGGAAGGTCAGCGGCCCCGCCACCTACGGCGAGGCGGTGTACCCGCTTTCCGGCATCCTCGCCATCGCCAATGGCGGCGGCCCGACGACGGCAGGCGCCCTGGTCGCGCCCGCTGCTGCGCCCACAACCGTCGGCTCCGGTACCGGTGGCACCCTGCCAGCCGCCGCCTACACCTACAAGTTCACCTTCCTCCAGAATGGCGGCGAGACGACCCCCTCTCCGGCATCCACACCCGCTATCACCACCACCGGCACGACCAGCAGCATTGCGCTGTCGGCAGTCGTTGCCGGCGCCGCTGGAACGACCGGACGCAATATCTACCGCTCCGTCGCCGCCGGGCCCTGGCAACTGATCGGCATCATCCCCGACAACGCCACCACGACCTTCACCGACACCAACCAGACGCCTATCCCGGTGACGGCGGCGCCAGTAGCGAACACCACTGGCGCGGCAACCTGGCTCTTCCAGCCCAGCAGCACGTCGCCGGATACCGTGCAGACCTACACGATGGAATACGGCTCCAGTGTGCGCGCCGAACGATTTTCCTTCGGCACCTGGGACTCCTACACCCGCTCCTGGGACCGCAAGGCGTGTACGCTCGGCGGCAGCCTGATCGGCCAGCAGGTGACGGACCCCTTCACGCTCACCCCCGGCACGACCAGTCTGGAGAATATCCCAGTGCTGCCGCGCCACATCGATGTGTTCCTCGATACTTCCTTTGGTGCACTCGGCACCACCAAGCTGCTGCGCGCGTTGACCACGCAGGTGGGCCTTGCCAGCCGCTTCGGGCCGTTCTGGACGCTGAACACGGCGAATACCTCGTTCGGCGGCACGGTGGAGACGGTGCCGAAGGGCACGGTCACGCTCAAGCTCGCAGCCGACGCCGCCGGTATGGCGCTGCTGACCACGCTCAGGGCCGGCGGCACCTACTTCCTTCGCATCCTCGCCACCGGCGCCAACCTGTACGGCGCCGTCAACTACTCCGAGCAGTGGGACATGGCGATCAAGCTCGGCAACCCCGGCGGTATGGCCGACACTGACGGCCTGGTGGACATCTCATGGCCGGCGATGCTGGTGCATGACGCCGGGTGGGGGCGTGCGCTCCAGGTGCAACTGGTCAACCGAACGTTTGCGCTGTAGCTGATGCCCGTTCGACTCTCCGACCTCACCAAGCGCGAACGCACGGTTGGCGTGCATTTCAATGGTGTGGACACGCCGCTGAACGTCACCTATCGCCCGGACCAGTGGACACCGGCGGCGCAGGCGCGCTGGCTGGACCTTTTCGCCGACCAACGGCAGGGTGTGGCGCTGGCCGTCTACGTGGCGGCCCGCGTCGTCACCTGGGACCTGGCCGGTGATGACGGGACGATTATCCCGCTCACCGAGGATGCGCTGCAGGCCGTAGATATCGCTGTACTCGACAAGGTCGTGACGGTCATCATCGCCGATATGAGACCGAGCGCCAGCGACCCAAAATCGAAACCGGACCAGCCCCCGAGCCAAGTCCGGACGTAAGGGCGATCGTCAAGGGGCTGCGCCGGGCGTTGATTCATCTCACGACGGAGGAAGAACTGATCGAAGGCGACGAGATGCCGGAATGGTATCCACTAATCCGCAGCGTGCACGATGCCAACGCCGCCACGCCGCTACCAACGGTCCTGCCCTGGGCGCTGGTCGCGGAGCCGTGGGGCATGAATGGACGCCTGTTGCAGGCGGCGCGCTACCTGGGTGTGCCGGCGGCCGATCTGGCGGTGCAGCCGTCCTGGTGGGTAGACATGGCGCTGCTGTC